CCAATGGCTTTAAGAATTTTTGATGATTTATATACGTTTTCAGATGAAACAATAAAGGATGCGTACATAAGAGTATCAAAGGAATTTGGTGATGAGAAAACAGCCAAAGAGGCGTATAAACTCCTGGCAGAAAACTATTGGAGACCAGGGACACCTATATGGTTTGCATCCGGTTCAACAAATTCAAAAATTATGAGTAGTTGTTGGGTGGTTGATTTGGAAGATAGTATGGATAGTATTTATGATGTGGTAAATGTATCCAGAAAGATTTTCCAAAGTGGTGCGGGTGTTGGCATTCCTATAGGCAAATTAAGAGAAAAGAATGGTAACATTTTTGAAGGTAAGACACATGAGGAAACACCAACAGGCAAGAGCTCAGGCCCTATATCATTTATGACCTTGTTTGATGCAGTAGGAGCAACAACAAAGTCTGGCGGCAGGGCAAGAAGAGCGGCAATTATGTGTGATATGCCAGTAAACCATCCAGATATCATGGATTTTATTGGATGTAAGAAAGTGGATGGAACACTATCTAATATGAACATATCTGTTGCAATAACAAATATATTCATGCAGGCAGTAAAAGACAACATTCCCTTCTCTTTGGTATCACCTTCTAATGGTGTTGTTCGTGAAGTAAATGCCCGGACTATATGGGATAAAATAGTTGAAATGGCATGGGAAACTGCAGACCCAGGGATATTGTTTATTGATGTAATCAATAATTTTAATCCATTAAAGAAAATACATAAAATAGAGACCACTAATCCATGTGGTGAACAACCATTGGTGCCATATACATCTTGTAATTTAAGCTCAATAAACCTTCATAAATTCTGTAGATCAAACGGGGAATATGATTTTGATGGTTTATATAAAACTAGTTATTCTGTTGCAGGTATGATGGATAATCTTATTGATAATATGGATTTTCCTGATGAGAGATTCAAAGTAAATGTGACAAAATATAGGCCTATTGGTGTAGGTTTCATGGGCCTTGCCGACACTCTACTTGAACTCAATATCCCTTATGATAGTAAAGAGGGTGTTGGTTTTGCTTCTAAATGTATGGAAATAATAACAACTGCATGTATAGAAATGAGTGCAGACAGGGCATTAACGCACGGCAGATTTACCGATTATGAAACTGTCGAGTCTGATACTATTGAGATAATATCAAAACTAATTTCAGATGAAAAGGTAATAGAAAAAGTAAAAAATAATGGGTTACGGAATATACAACACACAACAATAGCGCCCACGGGCAGCATTGCATTGTCTTGTGATAGCTCGTATGGGATGGAGCCTATTTTCGGATTAGCATTTATAAAAACATTAGTTGAATCCGGGGATAGTTATACTTTGGTGAATCCTATATTTAAGAAGAAATTTGAGAATGAGTCATGGTACACCGTGGATTTAATGGATAAAATTGTCAAGAATAATGGTAGCTTAAAAGGGTTACGGGGTATCCCCCAAGAGGTGAGGGATGTATTTGTGGTTGCCCATGATATTAAGCCAAAAGACCGTATTGATATGCAGGCTGGATTGCAAAAATCTTGTAGCACCGGCATCTCAAGTACCATCAACCTGCCCAATTCTGCTACAAAAGAAGAGGTCGCCGAGCTTTTCAAGTATGCATTCTCAAAAGGGTTAAAGGGTGTAACGATTTATAGAGATGGCTGCAAGGCCTCTCAGCCAATTACATTCACCAAAGAGAAAAAAGAAGAAAAGCATGAGTATGTCCGGCCAAATAAATTACAGGGTGATGTCTATACTATCGATACGGGAAACGGGAAATTATATGTTACAGTTTCTACATATAATGGGAAGCCCGTAGAAATATTCCTATCAATGGGGAAAAGTGGACAATTGCTGAATAGTTTGATGGAATCGTTAGGAAGAACGATATCTATTGCTCTACAAAATAACGTGCCAATAGAGGCCATACAGAAAACTCTTGACGGAATAACGTCTGATCGGTCTGCATTTTTTAGATTTGAACTTAATGATCAGAAACCAACGCAAATATTATCTATTCCAGATGCCATTGCTAAGCTGTTAAACAGATATTATATAAACATGTCCCCATTACATTATAATAGCACAGCAAGTACAGCAAGTACAGCAAGTATGGGTGAGGTATGCCCCAAGTGCGGTAGGCAAACACTTTTAAAAATTGAGGGCTGTAGTAGTTGCAGTAGTTGCGGATACTCTGTCTGCGGATAAAAAGGATTAATGACTTTTTTAATAAAAAAGGATTAATGACTTTTTGAATAAAAATTAGAAATCAGGATGGCTAAATGAGTCTAATTGCAACAGATGAGAACATATTTTTTACTGCTGACTGGCACATAGGAGGGCATAAAAACATCATTACATACTGCAATCGACCCTTTAAAGATATGGATGAAATGACGGCAAAGCTCATATTCAACTATAATTCAGTTGTGGAAAAACACGATATTGTATACTTTCTCGGTGATATGGTATCTCGTAGAGAGGATATTTCAATTTTCAACAAGCTGAATGGTATAAAACTCTTTATTCTCGGCAACCATGATTGCAGGAGTTTAAAAGGCGCCACTTCTTCTGAACTGCTATATTATAACAAGAAAAAATTTTTTTTGTCACACAAGCCACCAAAGATAAGGAACAATCGTGTTGATATTAGTGTCATTGGGCATGTGCACGAGGCGTATGTATATAATGAGAGGATAAATGCTTTAAATATTGGGGTTGACGCCTGGGGCTTTTTCCCTGTGCACATTAAGACCGTATGTGAATATGTTGAGAAAAGGAACGAAGGGCGGAGAAGCAACAAGAGTTCCAAATATTCTAAAGATGATATATACTATTGAAGGATTGCAAAAAAAGGATTAATGACCATTTTTGTCTTGCCAAAAAATTAGAAATGTTGTATAACACTAATGAGAACATTAAACTTGTGGGAGGATAGGAAAATGTTAGAAATGAATGGCTCAGAAATTGCAACAGAATTGGGGATCACACGGCAATCAGTTTCAAACGTCTTGAAACGTGCTATGAAAAAATTTTTCATCGCAACACAAAAACTAGAGCCTGACGAAAGCGCATTTCAGATATCCTGTAGCATGTTGCGCATGCTTGAGGTAGATAACAGTAGTAGTGCGGTAAAGAAATTCTATATGCTTTTTCCAGTTGATATAAGGAACGAAATAGAAAAGGACGCGTTGGAGAATTTTGTTTCAAAAAAAGAACGTGATCGTTTTGGAGGTTCAAAATGAGACCATGCCTAAATCTATGTTACGATTGTGTTTATTCATTCGTAGAACAAAAGAGATTTATATGTATGAAAGGGAACTTTAATGTTAAGGCGTCCGACGGACTATTATTTGTTCCATTAGACTATGACTGTTCAGACTTTGAACAAAAGGAAATCATTGAGGAATCTTTAAATGATCGTAATGCAGACTGTCATTGATTTCTTACAGGAATATGGCAAATTGCATATTCATGGTAATAATATTAATATGCGATGTATGTTATGTGGCGATAGTAAGAAATCAAAGTCAAAAAGAAGGTTTTGGGCAAAATGTGATAATGGCATAAGCTATTATAATTGTTATAATTGTGGCGCATCAGGCACAATAGCTGAACTATATTCACAATTGAAGGGTGTTCCCCTACATACTGCCATATCTAAACTTGAATCCCCGGATTTTAATAATGTAAAGATGTTGCTTACTAAACAACCGGTAATTACTGAAACAAAACCAGATATGAACTCACTTGATTATGTTTATGACTATGCCATATTTAAGGATACTGAAACGGATGGGCTTATACAATCTAAATATAAGGAATATTTGTTGAATTTTATTGACAGTAGAGGAATTCCTGAAGAATATGAGGTATTTATCGTATATGATGGGGACTATAAGGGTAGAATTATAGTACCAATATATATTGAAAATAGATTGATGTATTTCCAGGGTAGGGCAATACATAAAGATATGGAACCCAAATACATGAACCCACAGGTTGATAAAACCGGTATTATAATGAACATAGACAGGTTCAATAAAGATAAATACATTATAGTCACAGAAGGTATAATTGATGCAATGATGATAGAGAACAACCAAGGCACAGCTGTTATAGGTGGTAGTGTGTCAGATGATTTTTTATCAATTTTGTACAAAAATACAGATATTGGTGTAATCATTGCTGTTGACAACGACAAACGTGGTGAGATTGAACGTGATAAACTATCAACATCAAGCATATATAGGAATAAATTAAAATTTTTCACTACACCCAGGGATATTAAAGACATAAACGAGTTTGTATTAAAATCAGGAATAGACAATGTTTACAATTATATTGTTGAAAATTCTCAAAATGCCTGGTCTCTTAAATTATCTAAAGTTTTCAAATAAACCACCTGAAATGAGTTGTTTTATATCCAGAAACCATAAATACTTTGTAAAGAGGTGTTTTTATGAAAATAGCAGAGAAAGGAAGAGATTTTATTGAATTAACAGAATCAAATGTGATTAGATTGGCAACAGAATTTAATGGTAGAAAGGTTCATATTATTAAGTTAAACCTCATGGAACCAACGGCAGAAAAAATAGTATCTATAATCGAGAATTTCCCTAATACAAAAAGATATGTTATAGAGAATAACATTAAGATATATAATGATATACTTAAAGTAACCGGTAGAAAATACTATATAGAAAATGCAACAGGTTGTGAATTAATACATTTTTTTAGAAAACATAACAAAATACTGTTAAATTTCAATAATCTACGTCGAGATGAACAGGTCTTTCTTATGAATAAACATGTATTAGTAGATTTGTTGATGTGGGTTGAAGTGATGATTGCACCACAATACCTATATGATAAATTTCAGGATATTTTGAATGACTGGTCAGGAAATCTTATCATAGAGGATAGATAATTTGAAAATTAATTCAGTACTTGTTGGCCCTTTTATCGGTGATTTTGAGTCTGAAATTAATGATTTTAGACCTTATTCTCGTTGGGTATACGAGATTTTAAGGCCAGTAAATATGTTTATATCCACACATTTTAATAGACAATTTCTCTATGAGGGTTGGTCAACCGTACTACCTGTTTGTGAAAATTATACAAGGGACGAAATAAACCAAATAGGTGCAATTAATTTCAATGTAACCCAAAAGGAAATGTTGATTTTGTTCAAAAAGGTGAAGTATGATCTAACTAATACGTTTAAAATAAATAAAGATTTACTTTGTATTAATGTCCCCTATTCCAAAGTAGTTCGTCAAAAACCACCATATAAAAAGATATTTACGGGTGTGAATATACCTAAAACCCCTGGTGATTATATATTATTCATACCATCAACAAAAAGCACGAAAAATGAGGTACGTGAAATATACGACTTTCTGGTTGAGAATTTCAATAATGTTATCATATCCGGTGATATGAAAACGCACTTATATGAAAAAAATGATTTATTAAAAGATATATGTTATTTTAATAATATATATTATGATATAACAAAATTAATAACAAATGCTAAAGTGGTAATAACGCCCACTTCCCATTGGACAACGATATCAATGATGCAGAAAACACCCGTTTTCTCATGGGGCAATTTAAAATATGTAATAGAGTATGATTTTAACACGAAAAATACAATATTACCTTTGGGTGTTGATGTGAAATACTTAAAACCTTTGATGTTTAACTTTATCAAACAAATTGAGGGTAAGATATGAGTACCGTTTTATTACCTAATGCTATAATTGTAAACAACGGCTTTGGTATTGAGCTTTTTATAAAAGGTCTTTACGACTATCATAAGATATTTTGTTTATATAGGCCCAACTTTAATGATAAGTTCACTAATGATAGTCTTTATTCATTAGAAGATCAAGAACATCAAAATTCTTTCAATTTCATCATTATTCCACAATTGTCTGATATTACTTATGATGAATTATTTACCATATCAGAAGATGATACTGATTTCGTTGGATCAGATGTATATATTAGGAAAGACTCATCTATATTCAATTATGTAAAAAATATGTCAGATTATTCTGAATATATCAATGTAAATAAACATTTTGTGTATTTTGGCAAACTGTATCAGAATGGAAATAATAATAATGAGGTGTCCATAAGTACTAATTTTATTAATAATTATGTAACGAATGCCATTCCAGAAACACAAAGAACGAATAATGTCAGAGAGTTTTTAGGGGTGTGTTTTGATCAAGTGTATTCAAAAACATATAATAATATGGGATATTTATTGAATTTACTCGATCCAATGGAAACAAGTGATGATTACATAAAATATATAGCAGCAATGTTCAATATGACATCAGTAGCCACAATAACTAATGATATGGTTGTTGATAGGTTTTATACGAATAACTTACCCGAATTATTAAAAAGAAAGGGGTCGTTTGATTCGTTTCTTAATACATATCTGTTAATAACGGAATCAAAAAATTTATTAAATATGTATGAGATATGGCATGATAAAACAATAGACGTATCTGCACCATCATCCTATGATTCAATAAAATCATACTGTACGGCTAATTCTGTTGCATATAATGAGTTTTTATTTAATCAACAATATAATGATATAAAGACTTCGGGCGCTGGTGAAAAATATTATGAATATTCAATACCATATCCTGAATATGATAGTATGGTTTGTTCACCTCATATTAGGGCGGAGATTGACCTATCCACCGAACCATTTGGATCAACGGAAGTCATTGATTATACTACATGTTCTCTTATAAAAACAAAATTTGATGAAATAAAACCAGTCTCAAGATATCTTGATTATAGTTATGTGATCAAGCTTCCCACGAATTTTACGGGCCATAAGGTAGAGTTATATGATGGGAAGAAATATCAAAAAGTATATACACAGTGTGTTAATCCTGTATTTTCTCCTTTGGTAGATTGTTTTATATATAGAGAGAATATGGCCATGTTCTCTAATTTTAATATAAAACATNGACTTGATACTAATGAGATTTTAGTGCAATGTTATAGATATAGTGANGAAACCCAAATATTGACAAAAATTGTCCCGAAGAGTGTGTTAGCCACAAGTAGAAATGATATTTATATAGAGACAAATAAAAAAGAAGATGGTTTTTTATATGTATTTATTGCTACATTAAATGTAGGCCATATTAATGATACATATACTCAATTCCCTTCTGGGTCAAGTAGTTATGTTGTTTCTGCTGGATATATAGAGAATCTTGAACATATACAGATTAATAATGAACAAGTATATCCGATGTCCTATGTATTGGATTATGTAGGTAACACAAGAACAATATCTTTTGATGAAATCTCATTGGATGAAATAAGTGAGACAAATTTAATGGGTGATGTAAGTCATACAATTACTGGATCAATTGGCACACAGACTCATACGATAACGCATTCTCTTGCAACACAGGCATTGATTGTAAATGTATTTGAAAAAAATCCCGATAATTCATTGAAAAAAATTGAACCTGCTGAAATAAATATAGTAGATGAAACAGTTGTAACGATATCTCTTTCAACCACGATTTCTAAAGATTTTCTCGTTACATTACGGGCTATAGCAACAGAACTTAATGTTTTTGTTACAGATGTTATAGATGTTGTAAACAATGTTTCCATTGGATATAATGAAAATACTAAAATGAACGATGATCATGTGATTAGCCCATATCAGGTTAATGTTGATTATGCCGTTAAGTCTATTGAAACAGTATATCCAACGGTTCCCGAAACAACTTTCTATATAAAGGTAATAATAAAGGCTTTAAAAGATATCTATATAACGGAAGTTAGTATTAATGACATATCTTTAAAAGATCTTTTTTACACACAATGTTCTAAAATAAATATGTTAAAGAATCAATATATGACTTTTTTCTATACAATTAAGGGGGAACTCAATGAATAGGGCACATTACTGGCAATATGTATTAAATTATGATGGCCAACCGGTCACAGGGGCAACAATTACTGTTGTTGAGGACAATAACCCTTCTGTGCTAGTTGATTTATATACATCTGCATTAGGCGATACTAATGTATTTGAGGTATCTACAGATTCATCGGGATTTTTTGAATTTTGGGTGGATTGGAATGTTTTATACACAACGAATACTACATTTTCAATAACTATAACAGGTACCTCTATCGATACAAAGGTTGTTTCTAACGTTAAATTTGAATTTGTAACACCAAGATTCCACAATCAATTAATTACAGCGTGGGGTATAATCGGGTCAACACATACAGCAACAGTTACCCATCATCTGGATACGTGGTTTCCGTTAGTAATGGCTTATAATACAATGGAGAATAAAACAATACCATTTACATTTCAATCGATATCTGTTGATGAGGGAACACTTACAGTAGAGTCAATCAATGGTTTTGATCCTAGCAATGGAGTAAATGTTGTTTTAGCAGGAATTATGTATGACAGGGAGGATTAAAAAAATGAGACTAATGAAATTCTTGTCCTTATCTATTAATGATTCAGAAATTAATAGATTTAGATCAATGTACATAGGTCTTACAAAGGACAAAAATAAAAATGTTTCATTTATAAATGATATATGTGAAAAATATAATGTAAATAACGTCTACGTTATATTAGACTCTCTAAACAACGAATTAAGAAAGTTTTATAATGGTAAGTATTTCTATGATTTTATTGAGGAAACGGATAAACCATTAAAAAGATCTGAAAGTATAAGTGAAAATAGAAAAAAATCAGAAAATATAACATTATTATTGTTAGAAGCAAATAATAAATTGTCGAGAATAAAAGCAAGGGTAGAGGAACAATTGAAAATTGTTTACAATTCTCCTGAAAAATGATAAAATTGTAAAAAATTGAAAAGGTGGTGCTCTTGATTAAAAAAACAAACTATTATGTAACAAACCGTGATCTTTATGACGAAATTGTTAAGTATAAAGAAACGGGTATTATGTCACAAGAACTCGGTAAAATGTTATTATTAGTTGCAAATAAATACTCATCCAAGGGTAATTTTGCAGGATATACCTGGCGACAGGATATGGTATCCGAAGCTATATTTACTTGCGTGAAATATCTAAAAAACTTCAATCCTGAAAAATCAACCAATGCCTTTGCCTATGTAACACAAATAATAAAAAATAGTTTTATAGTGTATATAAACGAACAGAAAAAACATAGTAAGATCAAGGATATGTGTTATAAGGGATATGAAACATATAAGGAAGAAAATACAAAAGATATGATGTCTGATATATCCCTTAATTATACTGATATTATGTTTTTTTCAAAAGAAAGTGTGGAGAATTAAATATGTTAGAAAAAATTGTTTTATTATCTGATACCCATATAGGTGTCAGTAGTGATGATGATCTGTTTTTATCTCAGGCAGTTGATTTATTTAAAACTGTTATAGAACATTGTAAACAAGAGAATATAAATAAAATCTTCTTTCTCGGTGATTTTTTCGATAATAGAAAGAACATAGGATTGAAGGCCATAAATACCGCTCTTGAAATAGCAACCTTATTAGATAATAGTGGTATACATACATTTATGGTTATAGGTAATCACGACACATACCATAAATTAGATACAACAATAAACTCTATAAACATGTTTAAAATGTTTAAAAACATAACAATAGTCGATACTTCATTAGAATATGATGATTATTGTCTTGTTTCTTGGCGTAATGAAATTAAAACAACCTGCCCCTATCTTTTCGGACATTTTGAAATAAACGGCTTTCCTGTAACAAAAAACCAGATATCATCCAATATGCCTAATAACATCTCTGATTTCAATAGATTTAAAGGTGTTATTAGTGGCCATTATCATTTACCATCAAAAATCAATAACATTACCTACATAGGGTCACCTTATCATCTAACATTTAATGATGTTGGTTCAGTACATGGGTTTTATGAGATATACGATGGGCACCTGACGTTTATACCATATAAATGTATAGAATTTGTAAATGTTTATGATATCGATATTGATAAGAGTAAGATAAACGGTAACATCATTAGATTGATTTTTACAAAAGATCATGGAACCGTACAGAACCAAAAAATACTTGATGAAGTGTCCTCATATAATCCTATGAGGATGTTCATACATTATGATGTTAAAAATACCAATGATGGCATTACTGTGGTGGATAAAACTGAAATAAAGTCAAAATATGAGAATTTGTTTGATTTTATTAAGCTTTTTGATATACCAGAAAACTTAAATGTTAAATTATTAAACAGAATTATTAAAGAACTTATAGGAGATTGAGAAATGATATTAACTGAACAAAAATCAAAGGTTATTGCATTTTCTGGTGAGTATACAACAGAGAACAATTATAAGCCAGATGGTAATAAATTAATTGAGTTTGCCGGTAGGATATGTTATAAATCAGACATGAGTAATGACACCATTGGATTTATTGATAATATTCTGAAAAATAAACATTTTTCCGTATTGGAACATTCTTGGGATTTTCGGATGTATGAGACGATATCCAAGGAATATCAGTTCTTGAATTATTTATATACAGATGATGGCGTAGTAGTTGCTGGTAATAAAAGAGCCTTTTTAGAGTGTGGTGCTTCTGAATCCTATCAATATATTAATGCGAGTAACTTTTTCAGGGAAGTTCTTAAAAAAAAGGCATGGCACATGTTATCAGCAACAGCTCACTTGATATGCAATAGAGGTGTATCACATGAGTTAGTAAGGCATAGGGTTGCTTCATATTCACAAGAATCCACGAGGTACTGTAATTATTCAAAAAATAAGTTTAACAATGAATTAACATATATAATCCCACATTATATATCTGATTTAAAACCAGGGTCTTATAATAAAGAAAATAAACCAGAATTCTTGTCGGAAGAATCTTCAGAATGGTTTGATTGTATGCTCTCTATAGAGGAATCTTATATGAATCTTCTGAAGATGGGAAAAAATGCACAAGAGGCAAGAGGTATCTTGCCTAATGACCTTAAAACAGAGATTGTTGTGACAGCCTCACTTGAGGAGTGGAAACATATTTTTATGCTCAGACTTTCAAAGAAGGCCCATCCACAGATCAGAGAGGTATTACTTGAGACTTATAATGGGATGAAAATGATTGCTTTTGGAGAAGTTTTCAAAGATTTACAGGTTGATGGAAATGTGTTATGATGAATAAAAATTAAGGAGAATTAATCATGGCAACAAGATATGAAGATGTTACAGAAAATGTTAAAGAATTGGCCGGTACCGTTATTGATGAGTATTTCCCAGAACTTCGTAATGTAAAGATTAACTATGTGTTCGACCTCAAAAAGAAAACAGAAATGGGAAGGGTTGTCGTTGGTAGGTGTCAAAAAACTAACGAAGTTCTCAAATTTTTTACTATAAATGAGGCAAATGATGAGGATGGCTATCAATATATAATCTTTCTTGATAAGTGTTCATGGGATGCTGTTACTGAACCAGATAGGGTGAGGATTTTAAGACACCAGTACAGGCACATCTTTATTGATAATGATGCAAAACAACCATTTAAACTTGTTCCACATGATGTTAGTGATTTTTATGAAGAGATTGAATTAAACAGGGATGATCCGCGGTGGGAAGAACGAATCTCAAGTCTGGCTGAAAGTATCTATAGCCAACGTGATGATCAAGAAAGTAATGAGGAATAGGAATGTCAAAAAATTCAAAACTTTACAAAGAAAAACGAGAAAGTGATGAGTACGATTTTATGCAATCTGTAATTGAAAAAGGTAAACATGAAACCTTGAATGCTTTTGACCCCGATTCTTGGCGTAATATCCCAGATGACGGCCCTGTTAATACCATTGATACCAACTCTATTAAAGGATCAGTTTTTGATCCGGATATTTTTACGAATATTTCACATTCATCTTATCCAACAGGGGCAGTTAATACAGAAACCTATGAGGAAATAGGTAAAAGAATTGGTAAACTGGTAAGTGAGAAAAACCTTGCCTATGGTGATTCCTTTGAGAAATCCAGAATTATTCTGCAAACATTGTATCCTAATGGTGTAACAACAGATAAGTATAAGGATTTTTTGGCCATAGTGAGGGTAATAGATAAATTATTCAGAATAGCTACTGATAAGGATGCTTTCGGTGAATCGCCTTGGAATGATATCTGTGGCTATTCAATTTTGGCAATAAATGGTAAGGGCAAGTAAATGGATTTTAATCTTGTTGATGTATCGTTCAAGAACTTTATGAGTTACGGTAATAGTCCACAATTCATAAAGTTCTTGCCCGGAATGAACCTTATTACTGGTTCGGATGTTGACTTAAATAGGTCTAATGGGTCTGGTAAAAGTTCATCTCTTTTAACCATACCATTTGCCTTGTTTGGCAGGACAGATAAGGATGTTAAAAAAGATCAAATAATAAACTGGAACAATAAGAAAAATTGTGAGGTAACCCTTAATTTTTCTAAAAACAATGACTCCTATACTATATTAAGAGCAATTAAACCGGATAAATTAGAAATATACAAAAACGGTGTTCTAATACAACCGCCTTCTGATGTACGGATGTATCAAAAGCAGTTCGAGACAGATGTTTTAAATACATCGCTTGATTTTGATATGTTTATGTATATGATTTATACAAATCTTAATTCAAATACACCCTTATTAAGGATGTCAACACCACAAAAAAGGGATTTCATTGAAAATATATTCGGTCTTGAGGTATATACAAAGTTAAATGAGAAATCAAACGAAAGATTAAAGAATATATACGATGTAACATTGAAATTAAGTACGGAGAATGACCAGTTAAAAATATCTGTTTCTGATCTTGAAAAACAAAACAACTCCTTGAAGTTAAAGATAAGGGATAATTCAATACAGCCTTTAATAGAAGAACTGGCAGAGAAGGAACTTGAATTAGAACTTTATGATAAATTAGAACCAGTACTCGAAGAACCAATATCATTAGAAATAGATGTTTTGACTAAATCATTTAATGACATCAATGAGGCGGTTAATTCAAAAAAGATAGATGTAGTAAGGATTTCATCGGAAAACAAAAATATATTAGATAAAATAACGGAAATGAGTAACAGGCATGAAAAGACACAAAAGCAACTTAATGATTTAAAGATAGAGTTAGAAAGTATCGGTATAAACGAACCAACCCTGTCTGATAGGGCAAAATGTACATTTGAGATATCTGATATTGTTAAGGAAAAGGAATTATTAAACAATGATTTGATATCATCTGAACTTGAATTAAAGGAATTTATCAAAAAATTCAATTTGATAAAGGACGGTGTGTGCCCTACTTGTGGACAAAGTTGTGAAATTATCCTTAATGACGATAATTTTTTATCAACTAAAAGCCGTATAGATGAACACATACAAGAAGTAAAATTAAAGATTACTTCCTTACTTGAAGGGATGACTGTTATAACTAAAACACTTTCCGATGATGATGATGCAATTAAGACCAATTTACTTAAAAAAAATAAAAAAGACATTATTAACAGTAAGATGGATTCTATCTTAAAGATGAATGAGGAAAATTCGTGTGTTGAAGAGTATGATGAAACGGTATCATATAATGAAATAGCCATATTCAACTTAACTTCTGAAATAGAAAAGATGGACACAGAAAAGACCTCAATAAAATCAAGGCTTACAGATTTAATTTCAGAAAAAAGTAAGATTATCGATAGAATCAAGAAAATTGAATCCCTGAAATCATATCTGGATAAATTAAAGAGTGAAATTGAGTCTAAAAGAAGTATTATAGACAATATAAACGGTATTATTACAGAGAATGTTGTAAATATCAATAAAAATAACGAAAAGATAAAAGATAACTCCATTAAACAAACAAAGATGTCCTCTCTTATTGATTATTTTGAACAGATAAAAATTATTTGTAAAGATGATAATGTAAAACAATATGCCATATCATCTACATTGCCATATCTCGAAAATAAGACAAATTTTTATCTTTCTGAATCGGGTCATGCCCATTATATTAAATTTGATAAATGGCTAACTGCTGATATAAACGGTAACGGGATGCATTCTGTGACATATAACAGTTTAAGTAGTGGTGAACAAAGAGGTATTAATTTATCTATACAATTCGCCTTTCTTGATATATCAAAAATGAGATCAACTATATTCCCTGATATATTAATGCTTGATGAAATATTAGACAGTTCAATAGACTCATTCGGCATGACGAATATATTAAGAATAATAAAAACAAGGCAGATGGAGGAAAACAATAAGATTTTTATAATAACGCACCGGCAAGAGGTATCCGACGTAGATTTTGATCATGTGTATAATGTATCAAAATCTAATGGATTTTCAGTAATTAACCAAATAAGATAGTTTACATTTTGATTAAAATAGGATAAAAAGAATTATAAAGAATTGTTCTGGTCATTAAAATAAACATATAGGAGAGATAAATGAATCTTGCAGACCTTAAAAAATTAATTCAAAAGAATGTTGAGGGTGTTCATGTATCTACAATGACAGAATCCGAACTTACCACAAGTACTGATTTCATTAAGACGCCGAACCTTGATTTGAACAGAATTTTGAGTGGAAATTTGTTCGGTGGAATACAAAATAGAAACCTTGTTGGCATAACAGGCCCAGAACACAGTATGAAAAGTTCATACATGGTTCTCTGTATGGTAGAGGCAATAAATCATGGATACACACCCGTTATAATTGACACAGAAGGTGGTGTAAAAAATGAATTTGCTTCGAGATGGGGCCTTGATTTGTCAAAAGTTCTGTATATTTATACACCGTGGATTAGTAAGATTCAGTCAGTACTTGCTTCTTTAAAAAACAGTGGTGACAAGAAATTTATTATTGGTCTTGATAGTGTGGGTGGTATAGATAAATATGGTGCCTATGAGTCTGCCCTCGGTGATGATCCAAAAGCAGATCAAGGCCAATTACAACGTCAGATACGGTCTATGTTAAAACTATTTTTGAACATTTGTATTGAGCAGGACAGTATTGGTATTGTTACATCACATTTATATAGTAGGCCAGGCCCGGTTCCTATGCCTGATGAAATATCTGGTGGAAAAGCAATGAGACTATTTCCCTCAATATTGATTCAATTGAAAAAGAGTTATATTAAGGATGCAAATAAAAACATCATTGGCAATGAAATTTCTGCCACTACGATAAAAAATCGTATGTATCCGCCATTCCAGACAGCAACCATAAGTATTGATTATATTAATGGTATTAATCCATATTCCGGCATCCTTAATCTTGGTATTACTGCCGGCCTTGTTGAGAAATCAGGTTCTTGGTATTCGTATAAGGGTGAAAAATTAGGTCAAGGCGAAATAAATGCAACAAAAGCTATTGGTAAATTTCCCTCTTTACTCGAAGAATTAAATGAATGGCTTGGTAAGACAAGGTATTCTAATGTTAATGAGGAGATAAAACGTATAGAGGAAAACATCAATACAGATGTTATTTCTGATGAGAATCAGGTAACATATAAGTTAGATAAAGATGTTGTATTTGAAGAAGAAGAAAAAACAAAAACACCTAAAAGGGGGAAAAAGTAAAATGACAAGTAAGAAGAAGCCAGTTAAACAGGAACCTGCAAAGGACGAGAAGAAACAAACACCTAAAACACCTAAAACATCTAAAAAGAAAGGACGGTGATACATGGAAGTAAATGTATATAAATTTGAGTATGAGCTTATTCCAAGCATGAATTCTTGGACGGCCTTCATTGCTGCCTCAACAGCAGATGAGGCCCTCAATCATTTAACAAAGGTTCTTAATAAACAGTACCGTGTTTTATCAAATGGGGTTGTTTGTAGACTTGATGATGTGTCCACACAGGTAAGAATGAATATCATTGAAAGTTTTATGTCACAAAACAAATCTAATGTACAACAGCAGGATATTGGCACAAGTGAAGATATCACGAAGGGCGTAAAGCCACCGAAGGCAACGAGGAAAACAACCAAAAAATAGGTGCTTAAAGATGATAAGCTGTTTCAATACTGATAATAAACTTGTTAAGATTTTAGGAATACCATATACCGATGGTAAGAATTACAAGTCTTTCTTTATAGACTGGATAAGCACGTCAGATAAATCAAGGACTGCTGACTTGCTTATCCAGACTAACATTATCGAAAATAGTATCAAAAAGAACACACCTACGGTAATATTTGACGGAACTATGTCGATATCCAATGTTGAGTATGAATGGCTTATAAAACAAAAAAACATAAAATTATGTGAACCGTCTTTATTGCATAGGAACAATATATCATATTTACCTAATTGGATAAAGATAAAAACCATTAAGGATATTGGTATTACTTATGGTGAAAGAAACATAAATCTCGGATATATAGGCAGATTAAAGAACAGAACAAAAACATTTGAAAAATATTATACAAATATCGATTTAAATGTTCATTGTATGACCATAGATGATGCCTTGTATGAAAAAGCAAATTTTAGTGGAACCGGAGTAGAAAAAAGTAAGTTTACATTTGCTGATGTTGAGTATACAATACTCATTGGAAGTGATGAGGAATATAAAAGGGGTGTTTTGGATAAAAAAATCATACAGGCATTAGAAAACAACTGTATTCCTATCATACCTGAAGAACATAGATTTTATCAGGGTTTAAGATGGATATCATCCAATGACTGGCAATACATTTTGAAAAAGAATTACCATTTTGTTCATGTTGGCTTGTTATTAGATACGTATGAGAAAATAGACAAGTATTATCCAGAAATGAGAATAGAAAACTGTGCCGAAACAATAAAAACTTTGTTGAAAGGAATTTAAAAATGCAGGCAGACTTAAAGATAGAAAAATCACTTACGATATCAAACGGTAATTTCGGTTCTATAAAGCCAACTGTATCCCTTACTATAAAGGATGTTGAGGTAAATAATATTGCTGATGTTTATGCAAAGACATCAGTAATTGTTGAGAATATGCTTTATCTCGAAGCCATCCAATTAGGTGAGGAAAGTAACACAGCAAATACAATAGGTTTAAAGAAGTATATCTCCGAAATGAGTAAAAACAAGGATAACATATTTAATGAGTTAAGGGCTGTGGTGCGTTCCGTATGAACATACCGAAGAAAGTAAAACTAATGTTTCTTCCTACTGTGGGCAGTTTTCTGAACAATAAATACAAAGTTGTATATATCAATGAGGGCAAGTTGATGTTGACACTTGATGCAGGGAATGGTTTGCCTAAATTAAATACTGTCATCATAGACGGCACAAGAATCTTTACCGTTGTAAATGTAACAAAGGAAAAAAATCAATTCAATGTTGTGTTTACGGATTTTGTTGAACAAAATCCTGTAGAATCAGATGTCGTAAAGGTAATTTAAAAAATCTAACAAGTTAGAGACTTAATCGTCGGTAATTGTGATTAGGTCTCTAACTTGTTAAAACCACCAGTAATATTCTTCATTTATCCAAATGGAACTTTCTTCCCCCGTACTCCAGATTTCATCCAAAACATCCATATTTAACCAAAACATAATCATGCCCTCCTTATTACTTCAATAATTCTATTATGTTCACCTTCCGTCAGCTCAACATAACTGGGTATCATAAAACATTCATCAGATAGTAATTTTGCAATTATCTCGTCATCACTATTACTATATACAGATATCTCTGGTGTATGTACAGACATCGGATAAAACATTGGACGTGTCTCCATATAATTCAGATCAAAATGTTCTTTTATATCAATGTACTTACGACCATTTAACCTTATCCCCATTATCCAGTTAGATGGTTCTGTATCATAGTCATATTTTTGATAATTTATACCATATAATTCAAACTTCTCCCTATATCTATTAAATATATTTCTCTTTGTATTTAATATTATGTCTAATTCCAATAATTGTCCGTATAATAGTGCTGCTTGCACGTTTGTCATCCTGTAATTATACCCAATCTCATCATGTACATATCTTACATCAGATTGTCCTTGCCCGTGCAGTTTATAACAATAATCATATATATCTTTATCATTTGTAACAAATGCCCCACCCTCACCGGAAGTTATTGTTTTATTTGAGAAAAATGAAAAAGCAGACATTAATCCTTCTGTGCCTGCAAGATGCCCCTCATATTTACCACTAAACCCTTCGCAAGCATCCTCAAGTATGGTAATACCTGGATAATCTCTTTTTAATTTAGATACATTAATTACACTACTTACATTATGTACTGCAAGAATTGCCGTGTTGTTTATATCTATTGAGCCAATTTTATTAGTATCCATACACCATGTATTAACATCTGGTTCTACTGGTATAAGAGTGTATTTATTGTCATATATGAACCCATTCCACGCAGCCACATATACATTATTCGGCACTATTATTTTAGTTATTTCAGGTTTGAATTTGTATAAAGCTCTTGCCATTAGATGAAGAGCTGCAGTGCCTGAATTTAATAAAATTACATAATTTACACCGAGATATTCTTTTAATTTGTTTTCGGCAATGTTTTTATAGTCACCATTTGCTATCCATCCCGTAGATATTGCATCAAATGCATACTTTGTCACTCTAGGGTTTATATATGGTTTATATATAGGAGTCATAGTCAATCCTTTAGTATGTTTTATGTTTGTTCTGGATTAATAAACCTTCTGGTTCTTTTCCAGAAGCAACAAAATCAACAACTTCAACAAGTTTCCTATCTATATCATCAATGAGGGCATTCCTTTGTACATTCAAATCACAAGATTTTTTTAATTGATTCCAGAGGACTTCTGCACCATCTTCGGTCTCAAAATATTCATTCTTGTACTCATCAAATGTCATTTTTCTTATCTTATATAATAGTTCTTGATTATTCCACATTTTTAAATTTACTGTTGTTAGTCTATCTATTAAACTACCAAAGCTTTCTGACATATTGTAGATTCCTTTAATTTTATTTAAAAAATTACTTATGTTCCTCGTTGCGTACAGATTATCATATTGTTTCTTACCATCAAAAAGAAATTGAGATGTTTTATCCGGGTCTTGTGGGTCTAATAAACTTATTGTATTTGTTAGTACTGTTGACATACAAAAATTACCGCCTATTCCTAATGTTATGGAATATCTTGCATTTAACAATACAGAACAATCACTCTTAAATCTGATCAAAGAAGGTTTGGATATACCATATCCTTTCATTGACATATCTATTATATTACTTTTATCTACATTATTTATAATATCTGGATAAATAGAGTAAACATGATCCTTAAAATTCTCATATTCCTTATTATACTCCACCTCTCTTTCACCGAGGATAACGAGTTTGTATTTTTTAGATAATTCATTTAAGATTTTATAAAAACCTTTATTCATAAGCTCTTTATAAAAATCCTTATAAAACCATCTAACTTTGGTTGAAATCACCACATATTCAGTATTCCTTAAATTGTCAGGTGTTAATTTATTTGATAGTTGTGGCAACTTTTTTAACTTAAATTCAAAGCCTTTATTGAATAAATCCGGTACATCTACTGATTCATAGGTTTGGTCATTTGTGATGATATATGGTGGCGTTGAAAACAAAAGTTTTATTAAACTATCGGTAAATTGTAACCAGTGTTTATCACCGCCATGATAGACATCTATTATTTCCTTTCTTGGTGAAATATAAATAGCATTATACTTGTCTTTCTTACTATCCAACGCCAGTTTCATGTAAATAAGGGAACCAACACCGAGATTTATGTTAAAATGAAGTGTTTTTACATCATGTTTTATTATATCTTTAGTAACATAATTAGAAAAAGAATGAATGTTCGTTGCTAAACTGACGTATGCATTGGGTCTTGTATATAACAAAGAAGATATTTTTTCACCATCCGAAGGGTCTTTGAAACATATAGTCTTGTTTGATACTGATGTTGATAAACCAAAATTACCACCAATACCTACACAAATGGTGGCAATACCCCTACTCATTATAGTACAATCCTTAATTATATTGTCTATATTAGGAGATGTTTTACCCAATTCAGGCACGGATAAATCAATTATCTTACTACTGTCAATGTTAGTAATAATGTCGTTATATATTGAAAAAACTGAATCCTTGATTGCAGTATATTCAAGATTTCTCCCTATTTCCCTTTCACCCATGACAACTATAGGATATAATTCAGAAATTCTCTTTATTTCATTTATAAAATCAACTCTAATCTTATCATATAATCTCTTATGTACGCCACGAACCTTTGTTGTAACCACAACAAAGTACTCCGGCAAAGATATCTTTCTGTTATCACATAAGTATTGTTTAAGAAACGGTTTCATTGGTTGCAAACCCATTTCATTTGATAAAGTTGTTACATTATAAGACCTATATGTCTGATCATCAGTTATAATATAAGGCGGTTCATTAAACAATAATTTTAAGAAAGATTTAGAAAATTTTCTATACTCATCATCCCTGATGACCTCTATGAGTTTATCGTTTAGTGATATGTATATATTACTGTAATTATATTTAACATTGTCTAATAATGATTTAAGATATATAAAATCACCAATGCCGACATTGGTCTTTATTTTAAGGACTTTTTCAATAAGTGTGGACGACCTTCGGTTATATTCTATTACCTTCGATGGCGTTATAACGGGTTCAATATATCTATTTGATGCACTATAAAGAGTACCGCCACCAGATATCCGTATAATTCTACCAACTATTTTTTGGAAATCAGATGTTATCGATATATCACGTAAACTTCTTCTTATTGATTTTTTTATAATGGCAACTAAATCACCTTCTTTATATGCATCACCATCGAATTTCATTATAGAAGAGTATTCAGATAAGTCTTTAGTAGATAAAGACAAAACGTCCATGTCATCAGAAAATACTTGAATTATTTTCTCTATGTCTTTATTAGTATGTAATCCATTGGAAAATAATATAATATCGCCATCAAGGATTGTATTTAGATATTTCTGTATTACATATAATGGCTTATCTTCTTTAATAAGCCATTGTCTTATATTACTATCTAAATTAGGGATTAATTTTTTTGTAATTAAATGAATCATTATAGTTTCTTTGCAGGGATGCCTATATAAGTCCCAGAATGGCAAATAGATTTAACAACCATAGAGCCCATACCGATTGTAACATCATTACACAAAGACATGTATTCCTTTGTGGCCGACCCCGTACCAAAATAGACACGTTTACCAACATTGGTATGACCGCTTAAATTTACGGATGGGGCAGTAGTACAAAAGTCATCTATAATGGTGTCGTGTCCAATCGTAGTGTTTAAGTTAAACTGACAAAAACGACCTATTTTTATATCACAAGTTATTATCGCCCCGGAGCAAATTATTGACCCATCGCCTATAGAAATAGAAGTTCTATTGAGAATCCTTGCATTTTTGTCAATTATCACAGGAAATCTCATATTAGGATACCGGTCTCTTATGTTTTTAACTATATTTTCCCTTAATCTTGGGTCACCTACAGCAACCACGGATGGAATATCGCCTCTCATATTTTTTTCAGATATTACCGGGAGACCATAAATATCACCATTTTCCTCCACATCAATAAAATGAAGCACATCATGTTGTGAATTCTTTATTATGGAATATACTTCTTTGGCAAAGCCACCAGCACCAAATATCTGTATTTTCATTATCCGCCTATGATTTTAATGAGTATTTTCAACCTTTCGGCATAATCTGTTGAATCTATATTATGAAATTTAGCATGTTTATCGGTAAGTTTAGATATGCCGAAATCAATCCAATTACCCGGCTTACCATATAGATAAGAATTAGATGAAAAACTTATAAAAGACTTATTTTCATCTAACATATTAGACTTCGTATAACTAAATGTATGTGGGCCTGAATTCCGACCAATGATGTAGTCACATTTAGTACTAATATAACTTATCTCGTTTAAGTTACATTCAATATTTTTGGTGATATCATCAATATATATTACATTTTCCTTATTAATTATCGGATAATTGTCATCTTTATTAGATATATAGAAGGTTTTTTCAAGAAATATTGTAGATAAGGACTCTATAATATCATTAAAATTGAATTTTATCGCCTGTTCTGATAAGAAATCATTATTACATATAAGAATACTGTTTTTCCTTATATCTAATGACTTTACATCATAGAAGTCATAATCTATTTCGGGTAAGAAACTTAAAATATCATCAGATAACTGTTCATCAAAGATATCTATCGAAGATTTGTTAAACATACTATACAAGGTAAACAATGTTGCACCGAATTTTCTGAAAAATACCCTATTATACGCTAAATATTGGGTATTTATGTAAACATCACCGTATGCTGTATAGTAGCCCCGTAGATCAAATTTATTAGAAGTGGGCTTCCAAAAGTAATCAAATTTGATATCTTTTAGAATTTCATTTCCATTTGGATGCTTAAGTTTCATAGGTACTTTATCATATTTATTTCTAAAATAGGTTAAAAAAGACCTAACAACATGTAAATCACCCTTATTGAAGTTATTGTAAAACACAATTGAATTAAATTTTTTCACAGATTATAACCTCCATATCGTTTATGTTAAATGTTGGTAAAATATTTGTGAAATTTACGTTTTCACAGACCCTTGCCAGTCCAAAGTCATAAAATGGCCACCAGCCATAACAGAATGAGATAAAATTTGTTTTTCTCAATAAATTCGTTTTATTGAAACAAAACGTATGTGGCCCTGAATTTTTACCTATAATTGCATTACAAGTTGTAGATAAATAAGCAATTTCATTCAAATTATTCTCTTTCGGCAGTATGTCATCAAAATAGATGACATTATTCATCTTAATCTTCTTATAATTATATACTACATCACTATTTGTAACCACAAACAATGTACTTTTATTCTTCCTGGCTAACAATTTGATTAGGTTGTCCATATTAAAGCCATCAGACTGACCTGAAATAACCCTATTATTACATATTAGAACTTTTTTGTCAAATTTAAACTTATCTATAGACCCTATGGCAAATTTATCATAATCAATATCGGGTAAGTAGTAAATAAGTTCTTTTTGATTTAGGTTTAATGACCTATAAAGTGGTTTAAAATTATCATATAATGTTTTAAGGGTAGTGGGTGTATCATACCCATACCAGGTGTTCATATAGAAATTTGAATAAAACTTTATCTCATGTTTTATTGTTCTTTCTAAGCCTATATGTAACTTATCTGTTGGAATTTTTATATCGGATAATATGGAAGGGTCGTGTTTGTGATGATAAAAAAAACGCAGGTCTGGCCGTTCTTTGATTATTTCTTTAACAAAGGTGCGGGACACATGTAAGTCACCGAGTCCACCATGATTATAAAATCTAACAGTTTCAATCATAAATTTATGTGTTTACATTTTACCCAAAGTATGGCATAATGAGCATAGCGGTCGGGCCAGTTAATATATGGCATTAAGCCATTATTGCCTGATAGAGTCCGAATGTTTATCTATTCTTTTAGATTGTTTCTTATTAATAAGATCATGTTCTTTATTCTTAATTAATTTATTGATCTTTAGATATGTATTCTCTATGAACTCTATGTCTCTACCAGTAAGGTATTCATCTTGATAATCTTTGCTACTATTCACAGTTGATTGTTCTCCTCATTATTTAGTTACTGGAAATATGTTTCCCTTTGCTAGTTTATCCTGGGCTTCCCAATATCTTGATTTACTATATCCCTCTGCTCCCCACGAACATAAATCCTTTTTATTGTCATACTTTAACCTAAAGGTACTGTCAAAACTCTTTAATTTATTACAATTTACATTACAGTCTGGACAAATAACATCTTCATTTTCATTAAATATAATTTTATCTTCATAAGTCTTGCCACATTTAGGACACCTTACATCAATTAACATTTTTAAATCTCCTTATTTTTTATATCTATTTCTATATATGGTTCTATTTCTAAAAAGTAAAATAAATCAAACCAATTTTTAATTTTATTTATGATACTCATCATAAAGGATATAGGCTTATTGAATATACCCTCATTCATTGAGCTTTCTTTAATAAATTCTTTTGATATTATTTGTAATACAGACCAGTACCTATATTTGCCTGATTCCGGGCCTTGAGTTTTTTGGGTTGATTTAAAATCAATTCTTATATCTATTGTATCAATTATATCACGAATATAATTACCATCATTAATGTCATGTAGAATGGGTTTATAAGTAAGGTATAACATATAATCAGCAGAGGCATCACTTAAATTACCGAATTTCATCTTGCCTGATAGAATCTCTTTGATAAACTTGGCTTTAAACTCCTTATTTCCAAACACTTTCAATAAACTATCAAGTATCACTTTATTGTTCAATTCTGCATCTTTTATTATAGGATCACCTAATTTTTTTGCTTTAGATATCGTGACATTAGAGACACCTGAAACCATTTTTTTCATCTTATCGGATACTTCTTGTAAAAGTACCATAAACTCATCATCCATACCACTAGCAACGGACATCATGGTTGCAATTGATTCATTCTGTTTGGCGCACATCATTATATGATCATTGGCTGTTTTTAGTGATATTTTTTTGTCACCAATTTTTATATCGGTTTTAGCCGTTGATTTACCTGGTTTATAGGTTGACCATATTTTAGATACCTGAAATTGTTTTAATCCTATGTGTTGAGCTTCGCCCTCAAACCCCTTTGATTTTAAATACTTTACCACTTCTGTCTTTGTCCCTGAATTCCATTCATCCACTATCATTTTTTCTATTTTTGTAGTCATTAATTATGTCCTCGATACAATAGACGTTCTCGTTGCGTGTATTAATGGAAATTGATTATATCCGAGTTCGATTCCTCTCAATTTATTATCAACAGCAGAGTCAAAGCCACTCTCAACATATTTAGGATATAAATTAGAAGTTGGCTCATTTATGGTTTTTGATGTATACCCAGATGGATCATATATATCTATACTTATATCACGAATCATAAAACTATTTAAACCCTTTAAATAGGTGAAACCATCGGTAGGTGATACTATTGAAGTATCTAATATGTAATTCTCTAACTCTATAAATGATATTATTTCACCATACTTTCTATTTTCAGGTGAAAAAAAGTAAATTAATTTGTTTTTAACATCTTGTGACACTTGTGTAGATACATAATTCAACTTGAGTTTTATTTCTCCATAAATCACAAAATATAGTAATTCAGGTAAAACAAAGGTTTCATAAACAGATATGATTTTCCTTGGTTTAAGAAAGGCCAACACATCGTCCGTGAATTCTGTATTATACATTGTTGCTGATACAGGTGTTGTTAATGATTCGACCCCTGTTATGGCAGGTACTCTATCGAATGCAGCTATGGATAAATCATTAGGAATAACTGATATATATACCTTATTATAATCCATAACTGATCCGCTTGGGCTTATATCTTGTTCTCCCCATACACTTGCCTTGATTATATCTGATTTAGTTTCAAGGTGTGATATATAGTCATTCTTTGTTACATTTCTGTATTGTGAATGTAATGAACCTATTGCACCAATCTTTATCTCTTCTATTGTATCTGGTGATGATCCACCAGAAGAAGCTTCTTCATTAGTTATCGTATAATAATCAGTAGATAGTGTAGTACCGTTTATTGTTATAAAATCTGATGAAACCGGTGCATCTATTATTCCCACGCCTACATTACCATTTACACCTGAACTTACTATAATGTACATTGCTATTGCATCACTATATATAGGTACGTTTCTTGTTGATGAAAATTCAATATAATATTGACCATATTTGTTATACTTGAACATATAGGCATTCATATCTTCAACATCTTCATACCAATCATTCAAACGGTTCCATTTTGTATCATTTACGAACAATTTTATTGTATCATATTCATCAATTACGTTATCATCATGGTCATACGGATTAAAAGGTAAAAATATCTTATTATCAACAATATTTGACCCCGTGTATGCCAATGATGTAACATATCCTTCCCTGACATATAAATCTATGTTATAAGTTGGTTCAGACATTAGAAAAGCTGTTTTCAGGTCATCAACCTGTACCTCATCTATTCTATTTACAACAACAAATGTCAGTAAATTTCCTGATTCTGTAACGATTCCAGCACTATTTTTTAACAATGACCATTCATTGATGTTTATAATGTTATCATTTTCACCGTTATAGTTGAAATACCCACCAGAGACGGAATCGTTCAAAGTAGTTAGATTTATTGATACTTTAACATTTGTTTTTGATGACCTGTACCCGAAAGGATTGTATCCGCTTAGTCTTGATAACATGTGTGTAGTCTCGTACATGTTAGATGTCGTTATAAACGAGTTTTTTGCAATCATATTCATATAATATGTATTCAAAGATATCAAATATGATACAAGTTCTATCATAGTGGATATATTTGATCCCTCAAAGTCAAAGTCTTTAAAGATAGGGTTCAATCTTAATTTAGATTTCAAACTTTCTTTAGCTGTATTAAAGTCTAAACTCATGTAATCAGGACTGAAAACATTAAAATTTGATGTCATTGTGGCTCCTTTAGTCTTGACGTAAGACAAAATTTATATTACTAACGTTCCCATTACTATATAATTTTATTATATATTCAAGTGTTATATCATATTGCATATCATCTGTATTTGATACAACATATATGTTTTTTATTATTACTCTTGGCTCCCAATATGAAACTTCTTCTAAAATAACATTTCCTATCTTTTTGGCCGTATAATTATCCATTGGTTCAAATAACATTGTTTCCAAAGAAGCGCCAAATTCAGGCATCATACGCCGTTCTTGCTTCTTCGTTGTTAAAATATTAAATATTGAAGATCGCACTGCATCTTCATTATTTTTCACATCAAAATCAGTAGTTTGTGTGTTTTTTGTCATCATTCTGTTCAAGTCTGAATATATTATTTTCATTTATTCCACCACAATACTTATCGTAGATATATTTTCGGTTATAGGTAAGCCATCTTTTATGGTTATTATTGTTTTATTTGCTAACGGATTTGACTGTAATACAGATTGCAATACTTTAAAGTATCTTGTGATAGAGACAACATTAAACGTGCCTATTAATTTTACACCCTCTGTTAAAATTGAGGTCTGGTCTCCGGGGCATAAAAAGGTAACAACATCCTGATAAACACAACCTGATATAAGACTACCACCAGATACCTGCATAGTAAGCATTGTATCGTCAAAAACAGGGTTTACATCTTCTGTATCACTATATTCTAAAATATCGTTTACAATTGTACATTCTGTATAACTGCTAGCACTTGTTGGTATATATTCAGAAGTATTTATCTTAACACCTTTATCTTTATCAACACCACAATTTATCAATATATTTCTATCATAAGTGAATGTTGATGTTGTGTTGCCTGGATATGCAAAAGAATTTTCTGCTATATATTCGGGTGTACCGGGTAATACAGACCACGATGAGTATTGTTTATACATAGTGTTTATATATGTTTGTTTATTTTTATTGTTTGTTATAACTGTGTTTCCACCTGACATAGCATTTATTTTGGCTTGTATACCATAAGTACCAGTTGTACCGAATGGTTGATATATATGGTCATACGCGAAATCAAAATCACTTATATTTTTAGTAATGCTTACATCACTATCCCATAAGGAACCATTTATAAGCTTTATAACTGAAACCGTGGATGATACGACACCATTAACAAAATATGTGTTATCTAACCCCGCCGATACAATATAAGATGTTGACCCATCAATATCGATATAAGTACCGATAGGTATTTGATGGGTTGTCTTAAAAGTTGTTTCATCCACAAATTCTACAGAATCCTTTAGTGGATCACTATTATTTATGATAATATACTCTTTACCGTATATACCCTGTGAAGTAAGAATGTCTGTTAAGTTACTCGTAATCATGCCACCACTTACTATTAAAGTTGTTGTACCAGAATCGTATGTAGAACTAACGACCGTGCATCTTGCCATACCGTCTGCGCCGTTATCAGGAACGATTGTTCTTCCAGAAGTAAATAAGGATGTGACATTACCAGAATATTCTGCAGATGTTGGTGGTGATACACTTACCGGTGGGCCAGATACTAATACAGTAAATTGTTCAATATTCCATTCTGCTACATTTGATGTACCGTAATTGCCGAATGTTGTTAATGTTCCACTAAGTGAGGATTCTTTGGATAAAAGCTCTATATCCATATTAGTCTTTATTGTTGATAGTATATCCTCTACGGCTTCCTTTTCATCCGTTAAACTTGACAAATTAGTACTTATGGTTGTAGTAGAGGTATCTAAACCATAAGTCATTATTGGATAATCATTGCCCACTAAACTTGATAATTTATTCATTTTTAACCCTTATATTGATAAAATTTTACCTGAACCACTTGTTATTGTGCCAGAGTATGTTCCAACGAAACTATCACCCAGTCTTGCAGCTGGCAAACCACCGACAAAAACCTTTCCTGATCCAGAGACGATAGTACCTGTATGTCCACACCCTGCAATCACCGTATCCATTATTACAGCAGCAGGTAAGCCATCGATTATTATTTTTCCTTGTGAACCGATTACAATACCTGAAACTGATATCGGATGTTCATGTCCAACACATACACCGAATGTTGTATCTAATAGCTTTACCAATGGTAACATATAAGTATCCTATACTAAATTAGTTATTACTTTGATGCCACAAGCAACATCTGTTGACCATTCTGGGACACGTTTAATCAATGTTTCTATTTGTTCACCTAACACTTTTCTTGTTTCCAATAACGTATCAACAAAGGTTTTTACAGATTCCTTTAATGCAGATATCTTTACGGATATTTTTTCTATTATACCTTTAATAATTATGATTGCTCTGTCCCAAAGCATTGATAACACAGAATCACCTTTATCAAGAGACTCTCTTTTTGATTGTCTAAATTTTCTATATAGTGAGTGGATTTTTCCATTAATTTCTACTATTACTGACATTAACCAATCAAATACAGATTTAACCTTTTCAATTAAAAATGAAAAAATCTTTATAATTTTTTTAACTATATCTGATATGGCAGATACTATTGCACGTAATATCGCTGATATTGACTCCATTATTGCAGATAAAATTCCAGAAATTGAAAATGTTGATATATGGCATAGGTCTAAAAATCCTGGAAATGCCTCCGGGCTTACATAATCATCAAACGCTGTGGTTACGGGGTTTTCAAAAGGTACTAATGTAGGTGATACAGTAAAAGAGGGAAATATTTTTGTAACTTCACCAAATTCGTTTGTATAAGAGAATAAACTCGTTGTATTCGGTGTTTCTATATTTGTAAGATCGTTAAATTTCGAGGTTATATCAGCGGCCAATCCAGACAAAATAGAAACCCGTGAGGTTATTTCAGTTGGTATTGTTGTTATTAAATTGATATCTTTCATGTCTTTATCCTATAAGTATTATGCCACCGGTTAATCTTAATATAGCGTCGCCACTTACCGTTGTTACCGTTCCAGATACACTAGTTATTATTCCACCACCTATAGTAGTTGATATTAAACCTTTGTATGTTGCTGTTAATAATGCAACTGTAGATGTTGTCATAGAAGAATTATTTATTGCACCGAGTAATGCAGTATTTTCTAAATTCATTGTAAGTGCTTTCAATTTAATGCTGTTATCAGATGTTATTGAAACGGCACCCGTTGATTTTATATTCGTACTTCCTTGTATGTTATGGGCAAAAGAACCATGTTTTTTTGCTACATTACCCATCACGGTCTCATCAAGACCGCCAGAAATACTTATTTTCTTATATTTATTAACAACTTCACCACTTACTGAAGATGTTACATTTTTGTCACCAGTTATTACTTCTGAAATGTCACCATCCACAAGGATTTTTTGTGATCCGGTTACGGTTTCATCTGTACTTCTGCTGGATTCCTTTTTTATACTGCCATTCTCATCGATTATTATCCTTGCACCAGTAGTACCTTGTTGTAATATTATCCTTTCTTTACCCTCTGTGGAGTCAAAAACAAGTTTATTTCCCACTTTATCTGCTATAATAAAGCCATTTGGGTATGTTACACCATCTTCAAAATTTTCGTTCCAATCCGGTGTGTTTAGATGTTGTTTTGAAGGGAACGTTTCTGATGGATCGTAGAAACCATATTTTGAATCTGACATTTCTCCCGGTATTCCTGGTGCTGATGCAAAATATCTTGGCTGCATGATATTATTACGTTCAAAAAACAAAAATACATGTGATCCTTGTTCTGGCACACCATATATACCTATTTTTGAAATTCCACCAAATATAGGTGTGGCTGGCTCTGCCCATAAAAGGTGTTCAGTAGGTATTCCAGATACATCTTTTATATCCTTCTCGTCCGTATGAACACCAAATATACGGACACGACACCTACCGGCTTTAAGGGGATCGTTATTATCTTCCACAACGCCACGCCAAATACCAGTAAGAGAACTTCTCGGTAATTTTATGTCCCCAGCATTATATTTTGATTCAGGCATGTCAAAACCTTTTAATTAAACTTGTTTATACGTAGAAAGGTAACTATCTGATATTATTCTGTTTTTGTTTATTTTCATTAAGGATACGTCATCTACCTCATTATACCCAGCTTTTACACAAATCATTAACTGTCTATATTGTGGCCCAATATCCATACCAGACGTTAATTGATGTGTAATAGACCTTACAAGATATAGACCCTCATACATCTTATTTGTTCTTTTCACTTTATCTGCACTCGGCCACGCCACATCTATTACCATCCCGGCGTATCTTTTAGTGTGTCCTTTCACTACAATACCAACGGAGAATTGTTTTATATATCTCCTTATGAATTTATCATAATATTGATTATCTATCATCGAGGAATCACTATCTGCACTATAGTTGAATTCTGACCTTTGATCACTTATATCAGGAAACAAAGTTGTATTACCAAATATACTGTATTTATTGATTGAATCCTTATATGTATATCTGTTATCTATGATTGATTTCGTTTTGAAATCATACCCGACATACCTGCCACCGCTGAGATACTTAAAAGACATCATATCAGAAGGGTTTATATACCAATTCAATACTTTATTGTAAAAATCATCACCTTCACCGGTAAAAATATACTTTGTTGTCTGCCCATTTGAATTTTGTTCCCTATCGGTATCATTCATCATACCTTCTATTGTTCTAAAATTAAACCCTTTAGAATTAGAGAAGAACACATATCCAGGTACATTATATCTTTCACTTGACGCCCTTCTCATCAACCAAGATAACGATTCTAATGGCGTCCAATAAGGTATATAGAAATTTGAAATATCTTCTTTCGTATCCTCAAACTTCGTAAAGGTGTTTATTTTTAACATACTTGATGCAATATCTTTAACTATACTTGATATCTTTACATTCTCACCCCAAGACTTACTATAGGTCTTATTACTTAATAATAAAAATTCTATTTCAGACAAATACCATAGTGTCCTCGTTGCGTTTGAATCTATATAGTTTTCCCCAATTATCTTGTTATAATCATAGATTATAAATGATTTTTCCCTTATAGTATCCTCTTCAATCCACGTTATAGTAACAATATTGGTGCCGGCTAGTTCGAGTTGTTCGGTAAATCCGAACCGGTCATAAAAAAGTATAGAGCCTGTGATAGTCCACGAAAATATATCTTCTACAAGATTTATTTCGACTATATCATTATTTTCAAAATATCTGCTACCATCTGTTGTCAGTAATTTAACACCAAATTTTGTGTTCATAATTCGTAAATACCCTTCATATCTCTTTGGATATACGGTAATAAATTAGGTTTAATCACCTTTAATGATATATTTTCATCTAACTCCTCGAATGGATTAATGACATTGTTTGCCAATGCCGGAACCCACCAACTATCCACATCACTGTAATAAGAAAATGATATATTTTCCCACCAAGGAGACACAACCCCTATCATTTCCGTATTATCATAGTTTTCAAGGATGGATTCATCAATAACATAGGTTTTAAATATATTTAAGAACATATTGTCTAATTCATCCTGATAGATATTAAACATTTTCAATAAGGACGAATTAGACAGTTTAGTACCCATTATGTCGGTAAAAGTCTTATTTGTTTTTCTTACTGTCATTTTTAGTGTCCCCTTATTTCGGGTTTGTTTTTGTTTAATTTTTGGTTAATAATCTTATTATATGACACGGCACGTTCCTTTTGTATAACCTGTATTATTTGATGTTCCGTGTTATTGTAGAATACACCTTGTTCGAGAGGTCTGTATTCCGTGAATGAAAGTCTCAATTCACATCTTGATGGATATCCGTCAATCCAGGGCCCTTTCCATGTCGGTTGTACACCTTTCAACACGGCCAAATCTATATATAACAGGTCTCCAGGGGATGTATTAATCTCAAACAGATATGGCAATATTATATCGGCATTAGCATTTTTATCAGGTGTTATGTTATATGATGGTGAAGAAAACATTTCAAGTAATTTTACGGGCAACACTACATTACTATGATTCATACCTTTTTCTGTGTTTATGAGATTAAAAATTAATTCAAAATTTCTGCGCTCTGATCCTTTATACTGTAATGGTGTGTCTACTCTAAAATTGGCTACAGTACCGCTAGTTGCCGCGCTCGATATCGCGCCAAACATTGATTTTACACCATCTTTAAATGCCGTACCGTTGCTTACACTATTTGATATTTTTGGTATCAATGATTTAAGTTTTGACTTGGCTTCATCAAGACTTCTTACACCAATAGAATCAGCTAAACCTGCAACCTGTTCTGGTATTGATATGCCTATGTCAGAGTATAATTTTGCAAAAAAGGATGCGTATGAATCATAAGGTTCCCACGAATGTGAAATTTGTTCAATTAATTCTTGTTGTGCCAGGAACTTAAATGTATAGATAGGGGCATCAAGCTTTATTGCAAGAGCCTCTGAAGCCTTTAATGAATCTGTCTCTGTTGTTATTGCTTTTATGGCTCTTGCATTATTTGACAGTTTAAATATAGGTATAGCTTTGATATCAACCCATATAAGATTTTGATCCTCATTAGACATAAATGTTGGGTTTATAAAATTTATTTTACTTTTTGCTTCTCTACCCCCATAATTTTCAGGCATTACACTTGTAGAAACAGTTGTGGCACTATTTTTAAGTATTGCCTTTAAAGGTGTTAAATTAGCCAATTTTTCTTTGGTTATTTCTAATACTTTTGGCATTTGTTATACCTCATTAGAATTCATTATGTTGAGAGCAAACATAGGCCCAATAGTTGATTGTATATCGCTTTGTCTATGTCTCTGTACCTGTGGGGTCTGGGTGACAACACTTGTTCCACCATTTACAATACTATTTATCTGTTGTGTTTGTTCTGGCTTATTTTCAATATCAGAATTTACCTCGGCTTTCTTCATCGCCAGTTCTTTATCAGCAGATACAATGGCTTCACTACCCCTTTCTGACTGTGTGTATGCTGTTATATACCTTAAATCATCTGATGTCAAATTCATAATGGAATCGGTAACATCAGAGAACATATCCTTCATAAATGTGAAGAAATCAGTAAAACCCTCTTTAGCAGAGTCGGTGGCGGATTTGGCTTCATCAGATGCCGTTTTAGCAGCATCAGATGCCGTTTTAGCAGCATCAGATGCTTTTTCTCCTATAAAACCAGTAGCTTTTTTGGTATAATTCAACATATTTTCAAACAATGAGGTTATTTTATCTTTTATGTTACCGATATCACCTTGTTCATCTATAAGTTTAATTAATTCACCAACGGTAACACCTACTAACTTGTTTTTTTCCAAAGTCTTTTGGTCTAGGGGTATTGCAGCATTCGGATTTGTTTTAGCCAATTTCATAATCTTTTTACTATCACCCGCGCCAAACCAATGAAGTAACCGTACATTTCTATAATTGTAATCTTCTTTCATAATACTTAATGACTTTTTATAATTGTTTAACATATACTCCATTGCTTTCATGCTCAGTTCTCTATTAAGGCGAGCATCTTTAGATGGGTCATAACTTTTACCGTCATCCGAGATTCCTGTAGAAGTGCTGATCCCTAGTGCTGAAGCTGCTGTATTCCATGTAGCCTTTGTGAACTGGAATACACCAGATGCGACCGGTATATCAGTTCCCTTTCTTTTTGCATCACTAGGTATATCCCTTATCCCGGACTCACGGTGTGCTACCTGTGCCATAATGGTTTTATCTGTTTCAGATAATTCGTTAGGTATAACATTACGAACCATTGGATCATTCTTCATATTATTTTTTATTACTTCTTCACCTGTTTTTACATTAAAAAGCGGTTGGCTATTAACTTGTGAACCATAGACATCCTTATCGGTAGCCTTTGACACACCTGTTTTTTTAGATTGGATGAGTTCTTTCGCTGTATCAAAAATAAGTATACGAGCACTTTTCAATGAATCTTTTACATAGTTAATTGATTCTATACCTTCAGAATAAAAAATACTACTTTCGTTCGCCGGTTTATATTCAAGATGGGCCTTGTCACGTAAATATTTCCGTTTATCAAATTTTTCTCTAGCAGTAAGGTTAGGTTTGTTTACTAACGATTTCACTCTCTCTAGGTCTGAACCATAAGCTTTTTCAAGTCTTTTATCCACAACATTATTCTCTTCTTTTGTTAATTCTTTACCTTTAAGACCCAGTTTAACAAGTATAGGATCAATAACATATTTTTTAAAACTAGTCCCAATATATGTCATTGTTTTATCTATCATTGGCTTTACATCATTATCTATGAAATCCCTTATGGCCTTGGCTTGTTCAGGGAATGCTTTTTCAAGTCCATCAATTAAACCGGAAAAAGTACCCCCTAATAGCTTTAAACCAAAAGCACCTATCGCTAAAGGCAATAAAATCTTTAAAAGAGGGCCCACAAGAGGGCCCACAAACGGGATAAGTGAAGCAAGATTACCTATTGTTGAAATGCCACCACCAATTACAGAACCAATTGACATAATTCCTTTAGATATAAAGGAAAATCCTAATTTAATTGGTGTCATAATTGCAGTGAACGCATTTTTCATTACATTAGGTATTAAGGACATTACCTTAATCATGCTGCCAATAACGGGTATCTGTTGAATTTTAGAAAAAACACCTTTCATGGACGTGACAATACTTTTAGGTATTTTGGCAAAAATTGATGTTTTTTCCTTATCTTCCTTATCTTCCTTATCTTCCTTATCTTCCTCATTATTACAACTACAAGAAGATATTTTTTTCAATAATTTTGTCTGTAATGATATAACATCTAACATACTTTCATTAAGAACTGTTCTTTCTTTTGAGGCTTCCGTCTGTTTTTCGTTCTCGTTCAGTATACCTTTCAATGAATCATTACTTTTAAGCACTTGTTTCGTGAGTTTGTCTGTTTGTCTGTCTTTTGTGAAAAAAGAAGCTATCATAGAAAATGGAAGTTTTACTATTGAAAATGTTAATTTAGACAATGGCTTTATGACCATATCAAACATAAATTTAGATGTTAGTTTCATTATATCTATTATTGGTCTAAAATCATCCAGTATTCTTCCAAACAAAGTCGTCATAACACTTGATGTCACGTTTGACAATCCTGATATATAATCACCAGTTTTAGACATTGTATATGACATTGTTGTCGTGGCAGTTCTTTTAAAGAAAGTTTCCATATTTTTGAAAAAAGAATTGCCCATAATGGGTGGTTCTATTGTCATTAATGGAATTAGTACTTACATCTTGTTGTTTTCCGGCTACTATGGGCTTTGGTGTTTTAACCACACTATTCTTTACTAATAAATCGTTTAATTTATTAATTGATTCGTTCAAAATTATTAAGTTTTGATTAAAATCCGGTGATGTATTTGCTTTATTAGGATTAGGATTTGGTTGTGTATTCATTATATTTCTCTTAAAAAATAAGGGTCTAACTGGCAAGAAGCCCTTTAGACCCTTATTAGATCCGTGTAATCTTAAATTACAGTGGGCACATTAGATAATGTGTTTATTTTCTAAACATAGCTTTCGCTGCTTCATTCTCCGTGTGGTTTTTTATGTCTTTTATAATCATATTTATAAAAGCTTCTCTTTCAAAATCTGGTAAATTATTACTTTCAGATATGGAAATATTAGCCTTACTTGACAGATAATACTGATCTTCCGTTATAGAATGTAAACTCATCCCCGAACACAACACATATATTAGTAAAAAAAATTTTCTACAGGAACCGCCTTTGTTTCAGCATTTTTACATTGATTACATACTACATTGAATGAAAAATCTATACCAAAATCATTTTTGTCAAACCAAGATGTTATAAGCTCTTGCTCTGATTGTTGAATATTATCTAAAAAGAAAATACGATCTTCTAATGATAGGTTTTCATCCGTTCCATTAGGTGTAGTGATAGATACAATGGATAATGCATATAAAAATGTTGTTATTTCAATGGTTCGTTGTATTTCGGAAACTTCTTCGTCATTATGACTATCATTAAACCTTTTTATAGCTTCTTTCTGCATATTCCTTGTTATGAGATGTAATTTAACGGAAATCTTATCATTTACGACCACTTCATCCCAACTTGTCTTATGGTCATTAGTTTGAACTTCTATCTTTTCTTCTGATAAATCAATCAACTTACCTTTTTTAATAGATTTTTTAATCGGTTGAGTCTTTTTCTCATATCTATTAAGGGTTTTTGTTTTTAACTTTGATAAATCAATTACATGTTGTGTCTGTGACCCACACTTTGAACAAGTTGTCTGGAAGCTGTAAGTCTTACCCCGTGTAGCTTGTCTTAATTCAACTAAAAGATAGAATCTATCCTGCAGATATAAGTCGCCTACATCAAAACCTTCCGGTGAAATCACACACTCGTTCAGTACCTCATCTAAAGCTTCTTCAATACTCATTGGGTCTTGTGATGCTTCATACAATAAAAGCTTCTTTATCTGGTGTGTAACAATGGGTTTGAATTTTAATGTCTTACCTGTACCGAGTAAATCTGTTTCAAAAACATACGTATTTAGATAATCCTTGAAATTACTCATTTAAACCTCCACAAATTTAAAATAATTTTTTTANTGNATCAAATCCGANNGAATTTAATGCTTTTCTCCCTACATTCATCAATCCAGACTCTTCTGTTTCCGTGATTACATGATATTGATACGCAAATTGTATATCAACCGTGGCAAAATCATTGTTGCCGTAATCAAGTGAAACTTCACCGATAACTTTAGGCCAAGCGTTTCTTAAAGTATAAGTACATATAGGCGAACCAGTTGAAGATAATAATTGTATTGATTGATCTACCATATAATCTTTTGGTGAACCGTATGTATTATTTTCGGGGTTTTGTATAATTAACTGCCAATCCCAAAACTTTCTTAAAACATTGGCATCATGGTCTATTAACAATGTTACTGTCCAGTCATTAAATTTTCTTGCACCAGACATTTTATATTGTTGCCCTGCCCAATTTGTTGTTACTTCATCTATCGACGAATCCGGTAAATTTGTTGATTTTACATAATATTTAAAATCTTTAGTATCAAAATTTGCACCAAATGAATTTATGGCTGATTCAACACCTGCCTTAATTCCGCCTGTGACTAAAGTTTTTAAGGAGTCAGGTGATCCACCAAGGCCGGCCATAACACCGGACACTAAAGCATTTTGTATTCCCGGAAATTGAATATTACACATAAAAAGATATGACCTTGCACCACTTAAAAATCTTGATCTATAAGTATCTATATCTATATTATGTTTATTATTATTACCGGTAATAAATGATGTGACATCACTTACTTTCGGCATTTGGGGTAATCTTATAGGCATTATTATACCCTCATTGCAGATCCGGTTATTTTGTTGAATATTGTCTTTAGTAAATCGGTCTCTTTGATATTTATATTTGTTTTATAACTTTGGAAAGAAAATGTTATGTCCACGGTAGCAACGTCTGTTACCCCATAATCCAAAGAAGATGCGCCTATTAACATGGGCCAAGCATTATGTAACTTATATTCCCTTATTACTGCACCGGTTCCATCAACAAGAAATAATTGTTGATCTTTCATATAAACATCCGGTTCTGATGTTAATTTTGTTTCAGGATCATAGATTATATCATGCCATTTATTGAAATATTCAAGAAGATTAGATTTTTCATCTAAATTGAAAGTTATCACCCAGTTATTATACGATCTTGACCCAGCCATTTTAAATGAATGGCCGGGAAAAGGTATTTGTACTTCTTCAAATGAAGATTCAGGTGTAGATGTTGACTTAACCAAATAAGGAACAAAATCAGATGAAGCACCATATCCAAAAACTGTTCCTAATGATGCTTCACCTAATGTATTATTTGATACTTTTATTAAATCTGGAAACTGTAGTAAAGCATAAAATAAATGTTGTCTCGAACCACCCAGAAATCTTGTTTTATATGTATCAATATCAAGACCTATTCTCAAGGTAAGCCACCTTATTTATCCAAATGTCGGCATGTTACCATATTTAGTCTTGTCAATTACATGGTAAACATAAGAAAATGTTACATCTAATTGGACAAAATCATTCTGACTGTAATCAAGTGTTACACTATTTATGCTTTTTAACCAACAGCCCATTAATTTATATCTCATAATAGGTTCTCCGTTAAGGCCTAAAAGGTCTAACTGTTGATCAGACATATAATCAGCAGGTGATGTATACATGTTTGTGGTTGGGTCATGGATTAAATTAGCCCAATCTTGAAATGCTGTTATTATCTTAGCATCTTTATCCACATTGAAGGAAACCTGCCAATCAGAATATGAATATTTACCTGCTACTTTATAATCCTGACCTTGCCATGATGTAGTTATTTCCTCTGTAGTTGTTTCAGGTAAAGCTGCTGTTTTAACCAAATATGTTGCTTTATCTGAATCAACACCTAAACTGCCTGGAAAGACAGGTTTGTAGTAAAATAAATACGATCTTGCTCCGTCTTTGAAATTTGCTCTAAAGGAATCTATGTCAAATCTCATTTCTACTCCTCCTAAAATATTGTATTTACAAACATATTTCTATTCCGTTAAGACGGAGTTTATCCTGTTATACCGGCAAGTTCAGAAAAGCTAGCGCCTGATTTTGTTGCTATGAAATTAAGAACAATAAATTCAGTTGCTTTGGTTGCTTTTATGTAAATGTCACAATAAAGTTCGCCACGGTCTATACGTTCCGGTGTGTTGTTCGTCTCATTACATACAACCTTATAATCATATATACCCCTGCGTGACTTAACATCTCTTAAAAATGGATTAATCATATTAATCAATAATAGCCTTGAAATATCATCATTAGGTTCAAATAAGAAATATTTTGATGCGGTGGAAATTGCTTTTTCAAGGGTGATGAATAAACGACGAATGTTTATTCTATTGAAATCAGAGTCCTTTTTGAGTAAGGTTTTCTGCCCATAAATCAATTTACCCATACCAGACAATGAAACGATAGGATTAATGTTATTTTTATAAAGAATATTACGTTGACCTAAACTCGGATTCCAACCAAGCCTTCTTACACCAGACAATAGTGCTCTGTTCGGGCCAGCCGGAGCAAACCAAGTATCAGCAACGGAGTCATTGTTTGCAAATAGACCTGCAACATATCCAGAGGCAGGAACCCATCTATATTTTCCGTTCCACTTATCATATACCTCAAGCCAGTTGCCATAGATACAAGCATAAGAAGTGTTTAAATCATTTATATCAGAAGTTACATAATCCCTTAAATCGGATGTTTCATTATTTTTATTACCAACAACATCTGCTAATTCAACATCAAGAATTGCAATAGCATCTTTTCTACTTTCACAAATGGCAACCATTGATCTTTTTACAGCATTAGATTTATTGCTTTCAATGAATATGTTTACATCAACATCTTCGGGATTATCATAGAGTCTAAGCGCATTGATTATTGCAGTATCTTCGGCGTGTAATGCTGTATTTGAATAATAATCCGTGCCCTGTTCTAATGAAATCCAGCTTTCAGTCAACATAGTGGACATATCAGATGATGCGTCATACGTAGGTGTGTTTATAGCAACCCTGATATAATCGGATGTTTCATTAATTAAGGTTTCTACATATCTTTTTCTCCCGGTATCATCATAAGCATTTGGATCAGTTGATACGTGAAAAACTTCTCGTGTTACCCAGTTATTATCATCACTGTAAACAGAGGGTAAAGTTGCTGATTCTCCCTGATTTACAGTCTGTACAACAACTAAAAATTCATTATCTTTAGTAATATGAACATCAGCACTTCCAAAGGATGCAGAAGGTGAATAAATATTTAATGTCTGATCCCAAACACCACTATCATACAAAACAGAACAGGCTTCTACTTTATCTTTTCCTGCTATTGCTACTCTTATGTTGTTGCCACAAACACCCCTTGATTTAGAAATTATAGTAAGGAAATCTCCTGACATTGAATAATTTCCGAAATCATCGATATCACCACCATCAGTAGCAAGGGCTGTTTGAATTTCATCTAATCGCAAACCCGTATAGTCCCCTTCTTCACCACCTACGGTTACAACAGCACCTGCATAGGTTGCAGCAGAAGCAGTTGCTCTCGTGCAATACAACATATTACTGTATTTTAAGAATCCTACTGCTGACATCATATCTTGATAACATTGAACATTTGATGTCGGTTTACCAAAAACACTTATCAACTCATCTACACTACTTATAAACTGTTTCTTCATTTCAGGGCCTTTATATGTGTCCCTTAAAATAAGAACCCCGATAGAAGTTGCTACGGATGGTATTGTTGTGGTTGTGTCAAATTCTTTAACATCAACTAAAGGGCTTATATAATTTCCCATTTTGAATCCTCCAAAAGTTAATTAATACTTCATTGTAACTATATTTATAAAAAAATTACAAAATCTCATATCTGTCATAATTAAATGTTGCTGAACATTCAATATAAGTTTCTCCCTCTCTTATATTGAACGATACCTGGCCTATAGAGGATATCCAGACATTTTTAAACATGATTGTATTAGTAATTTCTCCAAAATTATCATAAATCTGTATACTTGCATCTGTAAGATATTCAGAAAATATTTCAGTAGGAGTATCCTTGTTATTTGTTATACTTGTAAGCCATCTGAATAAAGCCTTCCAATTATTAAAATCAGCATCGACCGTAAATGATATATTCAATGTATCAAATGTAATACCTCCCGGATGAACTTGAATATGTTTACCGTTCCAAAATAATGTGGTAGAATCAAGTGATACAGAGGGGATTTCAACATTAAAGATGTTTAATTTTACCTCATCCGTACTGTGTATGCCATCAGAACCGGGTATTTTTCCGATTACAAATGAATACTCGGTTGCTGTTGCTTTATCTATAGTTATCATAAAACCTCAAAATATATCAGCAATTGCATTTGATTCCATAAAATCCATAACTATTTTGTTTATCAGAATATACTCTCTACCATATTCAACCAGAAAGTTCAGATTAAATCTATCGTTCAGAATAACAATATCAGATGTGTTATTATCCACAGATAGGTTTACTATATTTTCTACTATATTTAATATATCTAAAGTATTTATAAAGTTTAGTGATGGAAAATCACTGAAAAACTTTAATTTCATTATATTTTCTATAAAGCTTAAATATGTTACGATATCCGAAAATTGTAAATAAACCTTTTCATCAAAAATGTTTAATTCTAATCCCTTCTCTGTTATAGTTAATTTTACATTTTCATCCAAAAGGTTTATTTGATTACCATTCACCATCACAAGGATTCACCCCATGTTTCATAATCAATAAGAAGTTTTGAATCTTCATCAATTTCAACTGGTCTGAAAGCGTATACTTCCGATACAGAAGTATCGTTATAGATTTCTACATTATCATTATTATCACTTTCTTGGAAAGCTGTCTCATCCATGTAATATCTATTTACTATCTTACCGGTCATACCCTCGTTACCAAAACCACTCGTTCCCATACCAGAAGTCCAGCTAAGTTCTGTAACATTACTGGAAACACCACTTATCAATGCTTTCGTCTCAATCGGCTTAAACAGTAATGTCTGCACTGTAAATGTTAAATCCCATTTAACTACTCTTGATTCTTCCTCACCAAGATCATCTGTCATTACTGATGAACACCCATTAGATATGACTTTTGCATCAAACACAATGTCAATTTCTGGTATTTTTATCTTTATGAAAATGTGAGGTATGAAATATGGCAACACTTGTTCTAAAACTTGATCTACATCAACAACATTTAACGCCCATAATGTTACAGTAAATCCTATATTATATGGGGTTGCGTTTTTTGCAAATGTACCAGCAGTATTTAAAGGTATTTTCTGTAATTTATTAGTAAGTCTTGTTACATCAAAATCAATTCCTGTCATTACTACAGACATTATTGGTAAAATTTCTTCATCCCTTGCCAAGTCTTTGATCCATAAATATGCCTTTGATTTTGGCCCAAATCTTACAGGCACTTTATATCGTCCTTTAACAACACCATTAACATCATATCTTTCTATATTAATGTTATTAAAGATATCAAGGAATTGAACTATAGTTTTTCTTATTGATTTATAGAAAAAATAATCACTCATTATATTTAACCTTCTTACTGTTTATGAGAAAATTTAATTCTTCTTCCGTTTCTACGTTCTGTAATTCATCATAAGTTATGATTGGTACACCAGTACCGTATAACATAAATTGTTTCAGAATAAAGTAAGGAATTTCAGTCATTTTCATTTTTAGTCCCCAAAACCATAAATGCTTTTATCTATATTACCATAGGCACTTAACGCGTCTGATTGTGTACTTATCCAGTCATTATCCCCAAAAGCAGAGATAGTTTCAAGACCGGTTTCAAGATCGGATGAAACATCTCTTGCACTATCTGAACCCTCTGAAAACCGATAAGGTTTCAAATACAAAACAAATACTAAACTTTTCAACTGGAAAATTGCCTGATCTTGGGCTGCATGAACCACTTCAAAAGTCCTGCCAGAATCATCGCCATCCAGAGTAAATTCAGATCTATACCAGTTAATTGTAATAACATCCCCAGGTTTAGGCATCTCTGTACTTGAAACATCACGGACATATACTGCCTTTGGGATATGGGCAACAATTTGATCATTAGCAATCATACCAAACATTGAATACACGGTCTGGATTTCACCCACCTCATATAGAATTTTAGTGTCTTTTCCATCCAAGAATTCAACATCCTGTGTCTCACCATAAAGTACATCAGCAACCACTGTATTACTCTTCTGATAATAAGTACATTTTATTCCAGAAATGTCTGTAAACTCTGTTGCATAAGATTCTGCCAATAACCATTCAGGGTTTTCAGAGCTGGGAGATATTGACCATGCAGGCTTTGTGTTTACATTATTTATTTGCAATTTTACGGGATTATGCGTAAAAGGATTGTTTGCCATATTTATACTCCAGTAAATGCTTTTCTTATATTTATAGAGGATGGTTCATTTTATCCTATATTTATTGCCTTATTTATTTCTGGCATATAGATATCTATAATATAATCAATACCCTCCATCGCAACATTTGTGAGGATGGTGCCATCATAGGTTTTCCTGATTTCTTCAATTACTTCATTAACTATCTTATTTTTTGCACATACAGGGCACCTTTTGCCTGATTCAAAATCTCTAAAGGACATACCATATATATGTCCTTCTGGACATTTAAAAGTAAGCAGTTGGTCGATATCGATCATTCCGTCATTTTTCTTCTTTTTCATTTTTACCACCCCCACATATAAAGTTGTTTATCTTTAAATACACAGTTCTTTAACATTATATTATTTTTCGTTCGTCTTTACAATGACTTTAAATGGTAAATTTTCTTCTATCCTATAAGTATAGGATATCCCTCTTCATTTTCCTCATTACGGAGGGTTTCTTCAAGCTTATCTATTTCTGATGTCCCTTCATTTATCAAAGCATCGCCGTCTAAACTCAATCCTACATTGCTACCTACGGCTGAGAATCCGGCAAATTTTAATCTTATACGACCGAGTGTAAGTTTACACATTGCAGTAGCATAGTCAAGAATCCAATTATTAGAATATAAATCTTCATCCGTACCCTCGTCTACAAAGGTTCTCAACAAAATATAGCCTGGTGTGTTTTCTACATATTCGCCAGCACTAACAACTGTTGTGGCTCCACTAATAGGTGGTGCTGGGCTTATCTCTAATTGATTAGAATATTTATGATAAGTAAAATTATATGAGTCAACAATATAACGATTTACCGTCTCTAAAAAATCCTTGGCAATATGTAAACTTACCATGCCGTATCCATTGACGCCACCTCTCATCAATAACTGGTCATACATACCATTCATATACATATAATTGTCAACCGTGAAAAGCGTGTTAATTGATCCCGTTGTCCCTTTGAAATTATAGCCTAATACATCATTTGTACCTTCTGGTAAGTCATATAATGTTTCACCACCAATTAACAATAAAGTTATATATTTTTCAATTGTTGCATTAGATGTTGCCCACTTTCGATATTTATTGATGGCATAATCAATTGCATCATATATCTGTAATGGATCTAATTCAACCTTTATTAACGGTTCTCCGAGCCTACGGCGTATCTTATTTGATAAATCTTCTTTTTTCATAGTTATTCTCCCAAAAGGTGTTTACTTTATTTATCTTCATATAGTTTTAATACAAAATAGTACTGAAGCGACCCCTACTTTATTTCCCGGAAATAACTTTTATTGCTTCGTATGGCATTTCAGAAGATGTGGTTTCTAATAGTTCCCCAAGTCGTTTATTAATAGAGAGCCCACGTTCTTGTTTTCTACGCAAAATTCCTTTGCACCCAATGGGCGTGATATAAAAGTTTTCTTCAACATCAGTACTAATAATATCAAAAATATCACCAATTATTACATTTTCTGGTTGAACAGAAGCATTTAAAAATCCACCTGTCTCTAACCGGAATGCATCTCCTGATAAATCAAAAATAATATTCTGTGAAGTTGTCACTCTTTTACGAGATATTAAAGAAAAGTCATCAAAGTCCAGAAAGGATTTATTATTTTTATTTTCATTAATCCTCGAACCAATCCACCTAATAACCGGAATGGCCCATGAATTCCCAATAGCTAGATAACGACGTGTTGGCTTAGCTTTTGGAATATCAGTATAATTATCTGGAAAGCCCATTAAACGTTCACATTCTAAAGGTGTGAGTCTCCTCAATCTATTATTCTGCACAATGAATAATGAACCATTATAGGCGGCTGCATTTCCATTCCAATTCGATCCATAGCTAGAACATAAACAATCAGTATAATTACGGAACACCTCAATTTCATTACCATTGACATTTTTTCTTTTTACTGTAGACCCATAATCCTTCAATTTCTGTAAAGGACTTTTTATCTTTTCAAAGAGTACGTTTTCGGGAAAGTAGTCAGTTCCACCAGCTAAAACATATAATCTTCGTCGCTGTTGTGGCAAACCGAAATATTTAGCATCTAAAACCCTCCATGCAATATTTCTTTTAAGTCCGTGAATTAATCCGGCTTCTGGCCATTTACTAATAGAAATCTCATTTTCAAAACCAGCAAGTGAAGCTAAAAAACAACCAAAGGCGTTTGTTTTATCCTTTAACACACCCTCAACATTTTCCCAAAAAACAATTGTCTGGTTTTTACCTTCTATTTTTCTTCGTTCATCATTTTCGTCAATAATATTAACAAATTTCAAAGTAAGGTTTCCTCGATCATCCTCAAGACCTCTTTTCAGTCCAGCAGGAGAAAAGGCTTGACAAGGGGTTCCCCCACAAATTAAATCTGGTGATTTGATCGCTTTATTTTCAATTTGAGAAGGAATATCACACATATCTCCAAGATTAGTTATTGAAGGGTACTTATAGTTGAGAAAACGAGAAGGAAAATCTGCAATTTCTGAAAACCAGAGAAAATTAAACCCCATATCTTTCCAGGCAACAGAAGCTGCTTCGATTCCTGAACAAATACTTCCAACAGAAATGTTACTCATAGTATATAATTTACCTCACAATTTAAAATTTGTTTATTCCCCAAAAGGTGTTTACTCTATTTATCTTTATTATTCAAATCAGACACAAAATTATCTATCCTGAAAATACAAGATTCCTCCCCCTTCACGGGGGATGGAATTTTAGACTTTTTACAAGTTCATCAATCTTCGATTTCTGTGTGGTGTTTTGTTCCAAACAACTATTTAATTCTGGTGTTTGGCTGATGAAAGAGGCACAAAACCTTCTTTTTCTATCAGCTTCTGACCTTCCACGCTGAGAACAAAATTCAGATACTTGGCCGTTTCACCCTGGGGCTTTCCGTTCGTGTACATATACAGAAACCGGGAAACGGGGTATTCCTTGGAAGCGGCCGTTT